CTTTTTTCTTGAATAGCAATATTTTTAGCAAGAAGTATTTCTTGTTTGTATAGTTCATCAGATTCTGCAGAACTCAACTCTCCTTCTTTTGTTTGTAACTCAAGAATTCTAGTTCTATATTTTTGAATTCTTTCTAAAATAGACAAGGAAGCTTCCGCCGCTCGGGCGGCATCTCTAGCTGCTCTTTCTTCTGGAGTTAGTGCCATTTATTAAATTACTTTTTTAATTCTTTTGCTATTCTTCTTAATTCTTCACCCCTATCTTCAATATCTTTCATTAGTTTAATTGCATGTGGTGGTAATTTGGCTTGTTCAGCTTTTTTGATAATACTATTAGCTGCTCCAGTTGATAACCCATCGAAAAATCTAGCTACGAATCTATCAGCAACATCGAATATACCTTCTTGTTTAATTTGTTTTTTATTATTCATACAAATAGTGTTTATATTCTATAAATATTGACAAATAAAAAAGTGAGGATATTAACGCATCCTCACTTTGTTTGATTTCATTTTTGATTGAGCCTTTTTATGTTCTTCAGCTTCTTTTTTCTTAAGTTCTATCAACTTATTAAAATAAAATTTACGAAGATATGTTGGCATGTGATAAACCTCTGACCAAGTAAACCCATTACTGAATTGAACCATTTCCCAAATTTGAGAATGTAATTGGGTTCTATAATCAGTTGGAAGGGTAAAAAAAGTTAATCCCGAATGGGATATCTAGCGCCTCCATCTCACCAGTTATTTCAGATGTAAATTGGAATTTCATATCCAAATCGGGTGATATTTCTTTAACATAAGCTCTAAATGCTTTTGTATCCTTTGCTAAAAATGAATTAACTACCCATCTATTTACAAAACCTCTATCCTCATTACCATCTACTGAAACAATCATATATTTCAAACGAGTTGTAACATCAAATGATGTGCCAGAATTCTTATTTAATTTTTCTAAAGCTTGTATTTCTTTTGTAATTTCTTGCTCATCACCATGTGTAAGTAATTTAAAAATAACTTCAGTTCCAGTTGATGGTAATTTGAATGTATATCTATTTTTTGAATTTAATACATCATCATCAACATCTTTTGTTTGAACTTTACCTAAATCAATAACAACAGTTTGCTTTTCTAATGAAAATGGGTCAGTCATTTCTATTTGATAATCAGCACCATATCCTAAAATACGAGTTGCCATTAAAATAGCGTTTTTATCACCAATATAGATATCATTTGGATTTACTCCAGGTTCAACTAGAACCGATTCAAATAGTTTATCCAATACAATACCTTTTTTAATAAGGTTTTGATTTGCAAGAATATCTTCTTCTCTAGCTGTCATATATTTTATTTGACAAGTACCACCTCTTAATGGATGTCCTTCAGGATATACTAATCCTTTTGATGGTAATTCAATTGTTTCCGTTGGAAAATCAAATTTCAATGCCTCTACCTGTTTAGGTGTTGGGGTTTGCTGTGCAATATTAACTTCTGCCATAACTTTATATCTTTTTTAGTTTGTATATATAAATACATTAAATTAAAATTTTTGAAAATAAAAAAACCCCCACCATTTCTGATGAGGGTTGTCCTTCGGTAGCTTCCGTAAGGAATATTTTAGAATTCTAAGATTGCGTAATCGTAAGCCAAAGATAATTCAATAGTTGCTGGTTCGTTTGAATCGAATGCAACATCACCAAAATTTGCAGATATAATAAATGCTCCTTTTAATTTCCATTGTTCAATTTTATCACCAACAGGTCCTAACATATAGAAATCTATATCTTTTTTATAGAAATCTGCATATCCTCGTCTACCAGTAATTGATTCGTGTCCTAAACGTACCCACTCCATTACCGCTTGTGCTCCAGATGGAACAATTGGGTCATACAATGTTACAGTTATATCCTGCCACTCACCCTTACCTTGTAACTTTCTTTTAATGTTGATGTGGTCTAACACAATCGGTTCAAATGTGATTGAAGGTCTAGCTGCTGCTTTAACCATATATGAAGGAATTCCATCGATTTCCATCACATATCTATTTTTCATCTTAGGTTCGAAGTTCGTATAGAACATCTTATCAAACTCTAGTATTTCTGCCATTTTATTATCCTTTTTATTATATTAATAAATATCTACTTTGTTGTTTTTTGTATTATGCGTTAAAACTTGCTCCAGTTGGTAAGATGTTGAAATCTATTACGATAAATTCCGCTGTCTTAGCCGGTTGTAAGAAAATTTGTCCAGCCATAATATTTCTATCAATTACATCAGGTGTATTGTTAGTTTCATCCATCACAACTCTGAATGCGTATAAACCTTGTCTTTGTTGGATTGCCTCTAAATAAGGGTTTACAGTATTTAAGAATCGTGCTCTAGTTGTTGCTGTGTTTTGTTCGAACACTAAGAAACGAGAAGTAGATGCGATGAACTTCTTAACAGTGATAAGTAATCTTCTTACGTTGATTCTATCAAGTGCAGATGCTCTATCTTGCAATGTCTTCTGTCCGAATGCTACAATACCTTGTCCAGGGAATGCTGCGATTGGGTTTACTTTGTTCTCATATAGAGTATCTCTTTCAGAATGTGTTAATCTATTCAATACACTAACTGCTCCAATAATACCACCTCTATTCAAACCAGCAGGTGCGAACCATTCAGCTGCCAATCTATCGTTTGCAGCGAATACAGCCGGCATCAATACTGATGGTGGAACTGGTATTAATTTATTTGTGTTAGCATCTACCGTCTTAATCCAAGGGTAGTAAGTTGCTACATAGTTAGAATCTACTTCGTTTGCTTTTTCAGTTGCTTCAGTTATAGATGCACCTACATTCACAAAATCAGCGATATAGAAACAATCTTGTCTATCTTCAACCATATCAATTACTCTATTAGTAATAGTTGGGTGTTCAGAACGAATAATACCAGGAGTTACAACTAAATTGATATCGTATTCATCTGCATTTGATATAGCGTTGATTGCTTTAGTATATGCAATTGAACCATTAGAAGCTGCAGTAGCACAATTAAATCCTTGTGTGTTTGCTGCTGTTATTGGTGTGCTTATATTAGCCTTTATTGTTGGATTTAAACCATCAAATCCTTCTTGGAATGCAAGAACAAATTGTCTTTTAACCATATCAGATGAAACCGAACCGGTTAATGCTCCTACACTTAATCCACCATTAGAATCAAACGCAAATACTACGTTTGCTCCAACTTGTGCACTTTCAGGAATTGGTTTTAAATATTGTTTATTATCATCTGCTACACCAGCGGTTTCAAAATCAAATCCACTAAAATAGATTGGAGATGATGATGTGTTAGCTATTGAACCTGTTTGATATACTACCGCTGGTATTTGCTGTGCTTCTGCATCATTTGTTGCTCTAATTGGGTTTGTATATGCGCCATGTCCAAATGGTGCTGCTGAAATTGGATTTCCAACACTATTTTCAGCCATTTCAACTCTTACAAATTTTGACCTGTTTGCATAATCACCATATTCAGTTATTTTACCAGAAGATTCGATTTCATTGTATCTATCACCAATTCTCTTAGCAATGTAGTTAGGAGAAGCAGGGTCTAAGTTTACATTATTAAATGTTTCAACAACACTCTTTCTCTTATCGGTATCACCAAATGAACGGATTGTTACAGTAAATGTAGAGTAATCAGTTGAACCATCTTCACCAGCTGCTTTTACATTTGAAATACCAACTTTAAATTTAGTATTATATGTTGTACCATGTCCTAAAGTTACAAATTTGAAAAGGTCATATCTCTCACCACTAATCAATTGAGATTTAACAAAAGGAGTTTCTGCTGTTTTAACATCACCATAAACTTGATTTGGTAATGGGTCAGTAGATACTACAATATTATTTCCAAGAGAACCAGTGTATAAAGCTGCAATGTTTTCAAAATAGTTGTATGTATAAGCAGCTTTTGAACCAAATGGAGATTCACCAAATACATCCGATAAATCATTAGTAGCTGTTGGTAGGATTGATGCCGATACATTTACACCTGCAGCCAATGTGTTAATCACAAATGAACCATCGGTTGCATCGTTACTAACTATTGTTGATGATGCAAATCCAACACCTTCATCTCCGACAGCGGTTGAATATAACACTCCAACTAATTTAGTACCTAAACTTTGGTTAGATGAACCGGATGCAAAAATACCTAAAGGCGCAGTTTGGGTGTAACCACCTATACCACCAACCCTTACGATTGTAGCCGTTCCAGCTTCTCTTAAATAGTTTTGTACTGCGTGTTCAGTATAATAAGTTCCATCAGGAGTTCCGAAGATTTCTTCAAACTCTGATTGCGTTCTAACAATAGTAGGAACGAATGCAGGTCCTTGTTTAAAAGGTCCTATAAATGCTGCTCCAATTTCACCAATTCCTTGCGCTAAGAAGGATAGGTCATTTTCTCTTGTGAATACGCCAGGTGATACGATTCTTTCTGCCATTTTATTTCTTCAATTTGTATTTTAGGTTTGTATTTGCTAGTTGTGAAATACAGATATAAATATAAAGAAAATATCCAAAACACAAATTTGTTTATAAATCTGCACTTTGGATATTTAACAATAAAAATTTTTATATTTTTTATTAAACAGGTGGAGTATCTGCCACAGTTGGTTGAGCAGAACTACCAGATGTTGGAGACCAAGGTAAATCCGAACTACTAACAGTTATTGTTGCAAATTTGACATCATCTATTTGCTTTTGTATTTGTTGATTGATGTGATTCATATAATTTGATGAAGTTGAACCACTTACAATATTTTTAACCCAGTCTAATACTAATTCTTCTGTTAAATCACGATAGTCTATAAAACCATCACCATTTAGGTCTTGAATTGTAAATGGAGTTGCTCCGTTAAATGTACCAGTATTACCATCGGTATCGGTACCTGTTAATGTCCATTGAGTACCAACAATAACATCAGAAAGTTCTTCTGTGTTTTGTTTTTTAAGTCCTATTAATTTCCATTCGTATGTTAATGCCATAATAATTTATTTTATGTTTATATTCTATAAATATACTTTATTTTATTTTTTTAATAATTCCATCAATTGTTTCTTAAGTTCAGCTATTTCGGATTTCATTTCATCCATTTCGGTTTGTTGTTCTTTAATTGCTTCTACTAATACAGGTATCAATCTATCATACTTAACAGTTAAATAATGTTCGCCAGATATTGATGTTCCATCAGCTTCTATATCAAATGGTGCTGGTTGAACTAATTCCGGACATACCTTTTGAACTTCTTGTGCCGATAGACCCAATTGAATACTATCATCGGTATAACCCCATTTTTTTGCAGTTTCATTATTTGTATAATAGAAACCTCGTAAACTCATTATTTTAGAAAGTGCGTTTGGAATTGGACCAATAACATCTTTTAATCTTTCATCTGAATAATATGCAGTTACGTTACCGGTTACATAAAGGTCATTGCCATTAAAGAATCCAGAACCATTGATGTTACCAGTACCAGATGCTGACATATAATCATCAACATTACCATAGGTATTATATGAATGGAATACAACTCTACCACAAGCCGCAAGTCTTAAACGGTCATGTATAGTTGATACATCAGGGTCATTACCTTTGAATATCAATAATTCTGATTCATCCCCATTTCTCCAAATTCTTTCTATGATAGCTCCGTG